CTTTTCTAATTTCACCTCAAAACGAATCGACCAGTCATGACTAAGGCTAAACAAGGGCGCACAAGGGCGCTACAGGTCGTAGGAGGGACGAGCATAGATGGACAGGGAAAAGAAGTCGTCCGCACTCCTCTAATCGGCTCTCCGACGCCTAGAATCCACTCAAGACTCAACGATCTTCCGTCAAAAGGCTTCGAACTCATAGACTTCGCTAAAGAAATCGGGCTGGAAATGATGCCTTGGCAGAAGTTCGTCATGGAACACGCGCTCAAGGTCAAGCCCGACGGACGCTGGAAAGCGCCGGTCGTGTGCGTCGTAGGCGCTCGCCAGAACGGTAAATCGACGATTATGATTGCCTCAATTCTTGGAAGAATGTATCTCTGGGGCGAACCGTTGCAACTTGGAAGCGCTCACGTTCTCACGACTTCACTCGAAACGTTCAGGCACGTCGTCGGACTCATTGAAGGAAACGATCGTCTAGCCTCAGAGGTTGCGAAAATTCGATGGGCGCATGGATCCGAGGAAATACAATTAAAAAACGGTTGCCGGTACGTCGTCAAAGCGGCTAACGCTGCGGCTCGCGGTTTCGCTAAACCGGAGACGGTCTATATGGACGAGACTCGACAACTCAAAGACACCGAGGCATGGTCTGCTATGCGGTACACGATGATGGCAGCGAAGAATCCTCAATTATGGACGTTTTCCAATGCCGGAGATCAGCATTCCTTAATTCTCAACCAACTTCGGGAACGCGGTATCGCTTCTTCTGCCGGAGGCGATGACGATATCGCTTACTTTGAATGGAGCGCTTATTCCGACAAGATTACAGACGAAAAGAACTGGGTCGCAAGTAATCCGGCGCTAGGTCATACGATTCACGAAGATAATATCCGCGCCGTTCTCAATGATCCGCCAGACGTCGTACAAACCGAAGTCTTATGTCGCTGGGTTCATACAATTTCGAGCGCAATTCCTCAAAAGGAATGGGACGAATGCGGATCCGATACTGCCGATCTAGACGTCGAGAAAACTACTTGGCTCGGTATCGACTGCTCACCGGATCGCCGTGACGCTGCTCTCGTTGCCGCCCAGAAGAATTCGGACGATACCTTCACGGTTAAATTGCTTCATACTTGGCATAATCCGATCTCTCTTGACGATAAAGCAATTGCAAACGATCTCGCGCCTTATGCTCGTAAGTATCCGACGGAGTACGTCGTATTCTCCAAGAGAACAAGCGCCGCAATCGCGGCAAGACTTCAACCGGCTGGAATTCCCGTGATTGACGTAGACGGCAACGCTTACGGTCAATCGTGCGATGAGTTACTCGGTGCAATTACTTCGAAACGCTTGATCCACGGAAAAAATGCAGAATTATCCAAGCAAATATTATCCGCCGTAAGACTTCCGATGGGCGATGGAGGCTGGATAATTGGACGGCGCGCCTCAAGTGTTGCCGTGTGCGCTGCCGTGGCGACGGCTCTCGTTACACACTTCGCGACACGCCCAGAGACAGAGATAGACATTCTCTTCGGTTAGGTGTAAAAGCGCGCTCTACAATTCGGACATGGCATTAAAAGACTTATTTATAACTAAAGCCGAGCCGGTCATAACACCGACGGACGTCTCCGCGTCTCTTGCTCCAGTCTCAACTATCGAGGCTCTTTACAATTTTTACGGAACCGGACTCACCGCAACACGCGCCGAATTTATGTCGGTTCCAACGTGTGCGCGCGCTCGCAATATTATCTGCTCAAGCGTGGCAGGAATTCCTCTCGAGGTTCGCACTAAAGCCGATGGAAAAGAAGTAGAAGCGCCACCGCGTGTTATTTCTCAACCGGATCCAAGAATTCCAGGGGCTGCAACGTACGCATTCTTAGCGGAAGATCTTCTCCTATATGGTTACGGATATTTAAGAATTCTTGAAATTTACGCCGACACTTATCGAATCAGATCAGCCGAAAGAATTGCACCGACTCGAGTAACCATTACAACTAATTCTCTCGGAACAGAAATCGATTATTACATGGTCGATGGTTATCGCGTTCCAGAATCCGGAGTGGGCGCTCTGGCAGTATTCTACGGAAACGACGAAGGAATTCTCCATCGTGCAGGTAGAACAATTAAAGCCGGTGCAGAATTAGAACGTGCGGCGACTATGTACGCACGCGAACCAGTTCCGACAATGGTTTTAAAATCTAATGGAACCGCACTTCCTGCCGATCGTATTGCGAAACTTCTAGAATCTTGGGGCGCTGCTCGTCGCAATCGCGGAACCGCGTTTCTCAATGCAGACGTAACTCTGGAGACTCTTGGTTTCGATCCCGAAAAATTACAATTAAACCAAGCGAGATCCTACGTTGCAACCGAACTGGCTAGAGCAACAGGAATTCCGGCGTTCTATGTAGACGCCGAAAGCGGATCTTCTATGACGTACTCGAATGTAAATTCTCAGAGGGAAAGTCTTATCGACTTCTCTCTTCGTCCAATTATGACGTCAATCGAAGAGCGTCTTTCAATGACAGGAATGGCGAACGACTTCGTTCCTGCTTCTCAAGAAGTTAAGTTCGACTTAGACGACTTCTTACGTGGATCCGCGATGGAACGTGCGCAAATTTACGAAATCTTAAATCGAATCGGTGTCTTATCGGTTGATGAAATAAAAAAGAAAGAAGATATGGTAAGTGAATAACAATCAAAATCCAATGGACGTTAACTTCTCTATGAAAATTAGCGCGACAGACTTTCCAAAGCGTGAGATCTCTGGTCGAATAGTTACATGGAACGAAGTAGGTTCTACTTCTGCAGGAGAGACTTTATTTACTCCTAATTCAATTACTTTCGGCGATACTACAAAATTACTTCTTGAACATCGCCGCGAATCTCCAATCGGTTTCCTAAAATCTTATTCCGTAACGGATCAAGGAATAGACGCCGTATTCGCTATCGGTAATACAACCGCTGGAAACGATAGCCTCGTCGAGGCAAGTTCCGGACTTCGCGATGGTTTCAGCGTTGGAGTTCTAGCCGATAAATATAAAAATATCGACGGAGTTCTTACAATTTCGGCAAGTTCTCTTAAAGAAGTTTCGCTCGTAACGGAACCGGCAATCGCAAGCGCCAAAGTCGCAATCGCGGCAAGTGAAAATTCTGATCCGGAATCACCGGAAACAGAAGAAACAAATCCAACTAATGAAGGAGAAAACGAAGTGGAAATCACTCCAACCGTTCCAGACGCTCCAGCCGAAACGGTTGAAGCGGCAAAGGTCGTCAATCTTGGCGGCGCACCACTTGCATACTCAAAGCCACGTTCACCTATCGACTCTCAAGCGAAATATCTTGAACACCTTGTCCGCGCAACAGTAAATCCACGCAGCGAATCCGCTATCTGGGTCGCAGCAGCAGACGACAATATGGGAACAACAGACACGGGCTTTAATCCGACACGTCAATTAACAACCGTTATTAACGGACTTACTAACTACACACGAAGCAACATCGACGCAATTTCAACGGCGGCACTTCCAGACGCAGGAATGACATTCGAAATTCCTAAAATCACAACAGTTCCAACCGTTGCAGTAACCGCAGAAGAAGCGGCTCCAAGTGAAACTGGGACAGTAGCCTCGTTCGTATCCGTGGACGTTAAAAAATATGCGGGCTACAATGAATTATCTCAAGAATTAATGGATCGCAGTTCTCCTGCATTCTGGGACGAACTCATGCGTCTCATGGCAGGGGCTTACGCTAAGGCAACAGATACCGCAGTTAACGCCGCGATTATTTCGGGCGCGACACTAGACGCGACAACAGTCGCAACTTATCCAACTGCCGCCGAACTTCTCGGAATTGTTAGCCGTGGAGCCGCTTCAGTTTATGCAGGAACTCAGGGCTTCGCTCGTAATGTGATTATGAATACTTCACAATGGGCAAACCTAATGACTCTCAATAATAACGGCGCACCTCTTTACAATGTGTCAGCCGGTACTAATAACTTCACAGGTGGAACTTCTAATCCAACTTCCGTCCGTGGAAACGTTGCAGGGCTTGAACTTTACGTGACGGCAAATACTGCAAGTACAACAGACACAGACGGTTCTATCTTGATCGTCAATCCAGATTCTTACACTTGGTACGAATCTCCTGCTCAAAAACTATCCGTAAATCTGCTCGCGACTGGTCAAATCGGCGTGACATATTACGGATATGGCGCAATCGCGACAAAGGTCGGCGCAGGCGCATTCAAGTCTAATAAGGCTTAATCTAAAAATAATCATCGGCTAGGTGCGCTCCCGTATCTAGCCGAGCAGACGAGAGGATCGGAAATGCCTAGTATTGTTACGGCGTCACAACTTCGTACGGTATTAGGCGTTTCCGTTTCCTTATACTCAGACGCATATCTCGATGGAATTATTACAAGCGCGGAACAGGTAATCCTTCCGCTTCTTACTGCAAATCAAAATGCAATCGCAAGCGTTTATCTTCGCTCGAACGTTGCTTACTATGTAACTCAGAAGCCGAATACTTTCGTCTCTGGTCAATCCGTCGTCGTTTCCGGTTGCGTTCCTACAACCTTTAACGGATCTATTACGATCACGGATACACTCGAGGGCGACTTTACTTTTACGGCGGCGAAAACGAATGCCGATATTGCTATCCGTCCGGTCATTCCCGCAGGTATCGCTTATTTATCCGGAGCGAACGCCGCCACTCTTTATTCAAGCACCGAAGCAATCGAACAAGCGATCCTTATAGTTTCAACCGAAATCTTCCAATCAGTAACCGCCGCCGGCGGACAAATTGAAGGAGTGGACTTTGCTCCATCGCCTTATCGAATGGGACGCTCTCTTCAAAATCGAGTTATCGGACTTCTTGGAAATTATATCGACGTCGAAACTCTGGCTCAATAATGCCGACTCCTACAACTATCGCGACAAACGTTCGAGGCACTCTGGCGACTGCACTCTCCGGCGTCGTTGCTTCCGTTTATTCGAGCGTTCCCGAGACGGTCATTCCTCCAGCATGCGTAATTGTCGGACGTTGGACGTCGCCGACGACGTATCCCG